CTCTGCCCCCCGACCCACCACTCGGCCTTGCCTCCCACCTTGCCGGCGATCTCCTTCAAAGCCTGGTCGCAGTACATGCCCTCGTAGTCGATCACGATAAGGTCGGTACCGTCCACCTGCCCGACTTTCCAATCGGTAATGTTACCCATGCCATCGTTAATGGCCTTTACTACCATCGCGACATGGTCACGGGGCGTGGCCGTCAATGTAAACAAGGGATTGGTGTCGCCGTCCGTTGTTTCCAGCACAAGAAAACGCCTGATCAGGCTCTCGATACCGTACAGCTTCAGGTTATACTCCCACTCGCTCCCGCTTTTCTCTTTCGGGGTGTACCGCTCCGTCAGCCAGTACCGCTCGCCCATGTAGTCCGTAAAGTCGCCCACATCAAGAGGAATATGGGCATAATGCGTGAAGGAGAGCGCCAGCACGTTGTCGCCCTGCACCTCCTTGCTCTGCGTCGAACTGTCACTTGCAGCCACATCCGCACGCTTGGCCCCGGCTTTATCGTATATCGTTAAAAGCATATTCGAATCGTCTTTGAATGGTTATATAATCGGTACCGGCTCGCGGAACTTCACCTTGAATTTCCCGGCGTGGACCCCTTCCTTCCACAAATAGGTCAGCGGGGTGAACTTCGGACTGTCCGTGTATTTCACGTGCAGGGTCAGATCAAGCTGGGGAAACGCGATGTCGAGCCACCCGTCTTTCCCCTTCTTCAGGAAATTGATGAACGCGAAGTATTTTTTCAGCCATCCCGCCTTCGTCTTGTTATACAGGGCAAAATGAAGCGTCACGTCACGCGCCTCGTTCCTCGGGGTAAGGATCGCGCTGTATTTCTCCCCGTCCTCCTCCCGTATGTCCACGGCCGTCTCCTTCTTCGTCTTGCTCGGGATCAGGATCGCCGAGAGGTTATCCATGCCACCGCGCCGGTCCTCCACCAGGAACACGCCGTACTCCGTCCAGATGTCCGTGTCGTTCACCAACACCAGCCCGCCCAATATATCTGCCATGTCATTTCACTTTTAGTCCGTCACGTATCATTTTCTTTATCTCATCCTTTATCTCGCCCAGGTGGCCGGCACTTACACCCGTGTTCTCAGCGATGCGGGCCAGGTGACCCTCGGCCGTGTCCATCTTTTCCGACACGCTCTCCAGCCGGTCGTCCATACTGCTCCAGTGCTGCAGCCCGCCGGTGAACATGCCCTCCAGCTTCGTACCCTGGTCATACGTCATGGCCGTGTAGCCGCCCGCTTTCGCGCTCTGGCTCGTACCACCTTGCTGCGCCTTGTCATAACCGGTGGCTGCCGCCAGTTTGTCGCGCAGATCCACCGCCTCTTCCACATACTGCAAGTATTCGTCGGCCAAAGCCTTCCGTTCCGCTTCCGTCAGGTCGTTGTCTTCCATCGCCTTGCCGAACCGTTCCCACCAGCCCTTCAACTTCTCGCTGTACATCTCCCCTATCTTGTTGCTCAGCATCGCCCGCATGAAATATTCCGAGATATCATCGGCCGCCTCCTTCGCGCCATACTTCATGTCCATCAGGTTATCGATAAAGCTGCCGTACATACCATCGAACGAAATGCCGGTAAGCCCTTCGTACAGCCGGTCGGTCAGTTCCTCCAGCTTTCCGGCCTGGTCTATGTAGTCATCAAGTTTCTCGGTAAGCCGCCCGCCGTAACCGCCCTTGCCCGTGTCCTGTATCTGTGTCCACATGTCCACGTTGCTTCTGAGGGCCTTCATTTCCTCCGGACTCAGGCTCCACAGACTGCCGTCCCACTGGCGGCCGATCTGTCCGCTCAGCTTGTCTATCTGTGCCTGGGAAAAACCATCCCAATAATAATTCCAGGAGCGGTGGCTGCCGTGGTAACCGGCCTGCGCCATCGCCATCTGAAGGTAGTTCGAATCCGTCTCTTGCTGCATCCGGTAAGCATCGCGGTAAGCAGCTACGGATTTGGTCCCCTTGCTCTGTTTGATAGTGTCGGTCAAGTCCTCAATAGAAGTCTGAAGCATTTCGTTCCGGCTGGTCAGCCGGTCCATCGTGGCCTGCACCTCTTTCGCGTTGCTTCCGTTCCAGTTGATGGTGCCGCCCAGACTGAACAATGTCTTCACTGCACCGCTTACCGCCTTGACACCACCGGTAATAATGCTCATCGGTTTGGTCAGGTCGATGCTTTCCAAGCCGTCCAGCGTCTGCCCCAAACCTTCCAGGTATTCACCCATCCATTCCGGCGGATCGATACCGAACTGTTCCACCAGTCCCAGCAGGTCTTCTGCCGCTCCCACGTATTCCTTCACCTGCCCCACGCTGCCGTGCAGGGCATCCGTAGCCTCGGCCAGTGCCCTCTGCTTCGCGTTTCGGGCGGCATCCAGTGCGGACCGGGCGTTCTTCTGCTCGGCTTCAGTCCCTTCTTCCACGGCCTTGTTATAGGCTTCTTGTGCCTCCTTGACGGATAAGGTCGTGGATTTTACCCGCGACATGGATGATTCCAATGCCGCAAAGGGATTGCGCTCGCTAAGTTTCCTGTCGATGGCGTCAATGGCACGTACCAAGTCTTTCAGGCTGTCCGGCTGCAAGTCCTTCTGGGTATCGATATATTCCTTCAAGCGGGTACGGAGGGATTGGAGACTTTCGGAGGATACCTTGTCGAGGTCCCCGAATACGGCTTCCCAATTCAATCCGTCCTTCAATTCCTTCAGATCAAGGTCAGACAGTTTCTTTTTCAACTCTCCCCGCAGGCTGTCTTTCTCACCGTCCGTGGCGGCTTCCCTGATACGTTTCTCGTATTCCTCGGTAATGGCCCACTTCTTTTTTTCATAGCTGCCATATTCCGCCAGGTAATCACGCATGGCCCGGGCTTCTTTTTCCATCTCTTCCTCCAAGGTGGCCGTAATGGCCGCGCTCCGGTTCTTATCGTTCGAGTCGCGTGCGCCGGCAAGGGCATCCGTCTGGCCGGGAGTCAGACCATTACCACCGGTGGAAACACCGGCTTCCTTGTTTTCACGTTTCCATTCAGCCTCCTGACGGGCTATTTCTTCTTTTCGCCTGTTATAGTCGTATTCGATCTGTGCCAGTTTCTTTTCAGTGCCGTCTTTCATCCGGTCTATGTATTCCTGGGCGTTTTCCGCCTGCAATGCGGCAAGTTCCTGCGCCAGCCTGCGCTCTGTAGCCATACGCTGCTTGGCTTCCGTTTCCGATTTTTTATCGGACTGTTTAGGATCGGAGTGTCCGCCGATATTTCCTTTCCTGGCGGCTTCGGCGGCTTTCCTCGTTTCCTCCTCCGCCTTCCTCAGATAACCGTCACGCTTGTTCTCCGCATTTTTCAGCAGGATATCATAAGCCTCCTGATCATGTTTTCGGATAGCCTCCTGCGCGTCATACACCTGGCCGACTTCCGCCATATTGCTTTGCATCAAATACTGCCCTATTTTTCCAAAGAATCCCATAGCACTTTCAGCCTCTTCCGGTTTCTGGGCCTTGATCTTGTTTACTTCTTCGTCAGCTTCGGCTGCCTTGCTGACGAGGTTCTGGACGTTGGCCTGGTGAAGCAATACCTGCACGTAGTCCTCGCTCTTTTGGATAAGGGTATCATACCACTCGGAAAGGGTTTTATAATAACCGAAACTTTCCCCGTATTTACGGTTCAGTTCCTCCACCTTCGCCTTTTCCTGCTCCTTGCTGCCGGTGAAGTTCTTTATCTCATCGATGACCGATTTCAGCTCAAAGCGGGTACGCACCATCTGGGCGCGGCCGTCCTTCTCGATCTCGGTCATCTCTTTCAGCGAAATGTTAAATTCGTCCACGCCTTTCTTGGCACTGAACAAATCCTTCGTCCACTCCACGATCTCGTCACCGTACATCACAAGCAGCATGATGCCGGTCGTAAGTGCCGTCTGCCAGGAAAAGAGGGAAGAGAGCACCTGCTTCCATACCGGCGTGCCTTTCTGTCCCGCTTTCATCAGGGCGTCGTACTCTTTCCGGGCACGGGCCAGCTCATCGGTGAATACCGGTAAGTTGTTACTGATGGCCAGAAAGAACATCTGCGGTCCCATAGCCAACGAGGGCATCTCACGGGCAATCTGCTGGATGCTGTTGTGCAAGCCGTTAAACTGGCGCTGTGCATTGGGCACGTCCGGCGGGGTGACCTGTACGGATTCCGATTCCGCCTGAAGTTGTCTCAACTTGCCGCGTAAATCCTCAAGCTGCTTTTCCAGCGCGTGGATCTGGGCGATGTTGGCGCTCTGATCCAAATTGGGGGCGGCCGTCTCACCGGCAAGGCGCAGCCTTTCCAGTTCCGCCTCCAACACCCTGACGGTATTACGAAGCTCCAGCGCCTCACGCTCGGCCTTGTCCATGCCGGGCGTAAGGCCGTCCTTCATCAAAAATTCAACTTCTACAGGTTTCATTCCAGTCTGCTTTGAAAAAATCCTACAATATCGTCCGCCTCGTCCTCCGCGCTACGGTCCGTTCTCCGGCTGCCTTCACCGCCGCCTTTCTTCCGCCTCACATACCGGGGCGCGTCACTCAGCATCATGATCAGCGTCTGGTAATTCACCCCGTCAAGGATGTAATCCACGCTCCAGCCGGTCGCCGATGCAATCTGCCACACGAAGCCGAAGGGGCTATGGGAACCCTCATAACGGGTCCTTAACTCCCCCTCCCCACCTGGCTCAGTCTCGGCTTCATCGGGTTCGCCCGATCCACCGATCTGATAATACGCATAAAATCCTTCGTGCCTATCAGACGCTCGAACGTCCGGAACACGGTCACCAGGAATCTCCAATCGACAAGCTCCCGGAGTATCCATGCCGTCAGTCCTATGCCTACACGCCGGGCCACGCAGCCCCGGCATACCGTATAAGCCAACATCCGGCTGATACCTTTTCCGTACTTTGCCACAAAGGCCATTTCCTCCGCCTTGTCCTTCGGTTTCCAGCCGGGTGCCACACCCAGTTTCAGATACTCCCTGGCCAGCAGCATCTGGCCCCGAAGCCGGGGACGCTTCATTATCACACGCAGTTCCAAGGGACGCTTCTTAAAGGGGACGCTCCACCTTTTAAGAGGAACGGACACGCCACCGTCCAGCAACGCGTCCGCACATTCCATTTCCACCAGCTGCTCCAACCGGTCATCCATACGCTAACCCTCCCCAGTCTGGATTTGTGCCGTCGCCTCTTCCGCTGCCGGCAGCTTGTACTGTTTCCACTCACTGGGAATGGATTCCGTATCGAACACACCGTAAGGCTGTGAACCGTCCTCCGGCATTGCCACCTCCAACGTACACTCGATCTTCGCCGTTTCTGTCAGGGTCAGCTTGCCGCCCAAATTGGAGAGCAGTGTCGCGTTGGGCATCAGGATGCTCTTCCCGGACACAAGGGCAAGTTCCCAGGGGCCCTGCATCACCATCGCGGTCGAGGGGGCCGTCCAGCCGATCGGAGTTTTCTTTTCCGAATCTTCTTTCTTATAATGCAGGCTGCCGCCAAGCAGTTTGTGCAGGTTATCAAAGTCCATCTGGATCACATTGAACGTCGGCGCTATGCTGCCGTTCGACTGGGCTATGACCAGCACCGGGGCACCGGGCACCTGTTCCGCCTCGATTTTCGCCGCCTCAGGTTTCTGGCCGCCTAGGTCAAAGGAGCCTTTCTCGATATAGCCCACGACAAAATCCTTATATTTCACGGCACCGATGCCGTACATGAAATTCTTATCCGCCATCTTTCTTTTGTTTTTGAATTAATATTACCGCTAAAACGCATATCACTATTCCAGTCCCGAAACCATAGAAGAAGATTTGAACGGGGTTCGAACGCCGTTTTACCTCCGCCTCGTACAAATCCGCCATTTCCTCCCAGGCTTCCCTGTACGTCTCGGACCTGCCCGCATAATACTCGACCAGGATTTGCAGACTGTCGCAGCTCGCGTGCACGGCGATCACGTCTCCGTCGCGGCTTACCGACACGTTCGCCTGCCCGCTCTTTCCGCTATACGATGCTCTGGGGGGCAGTCTCATCAGGCTGTCAGCCGATATCGCCAGCCGTACCTCCGACTTCGGGACCGCCTCCGTCCGTACAAGGAGGACTTCTTTGGCCAGACTGTCCACCGCCATCCGATTCGCCTCCGTCCGGGAGGTCTCCTTCACTGTCTTTCGGGTGCTCGCGCAACCGGAAAAGCACAGGACAATCACCAGAATGCTTGCAATTGCCGGCATCACCGATAGCCTTGCGAAGCCGGGCCATCTCGCGCTTGGTAGACCCAAACTCCTTCTTGGTCGCACGCAGTTCTTCTCGGGTCTCATTCAATTCCTTCTTTAATGGTTCAACAATATTATCTATCAATATCCGGGTGGCTTGCTCAGTGTTGTCAATCCGGACTGTCTCGGCCTCGGCCCTCGCCTTCTCCGCCTCGGCATTCGCCTTGCGGACAGTCGCCTTCAGCGTGAGAAGCCCGATGACAGCCGCCAATAAACCGCCGCCCAGTACCAGGTTGAGTATTTCACTAAGCTCCATCTCTGATACCCGTTTATGACTTGCTTTCCGATTTCTTGACTATAAGGCCGATAAGCCATTGCACCAGTCCCGTGTCCGCGATCCCGTTCGCGACAAGGGACGCACCGAAACCGTAAAGCAGGGCTATATACCACTGGACATCCGACACAAATCCGGCATCCAGCCACCACAGCAACATGGCGCCCGCAATACCGACGCACCAGCTGACAATTTGGGTTACCCAGCCTTTCATATTCGGAAACAAGCCTTTCAAGCCTTCCGTCAATACTACCACACCGGCCGCAAAACCGGCAAACGTGCCAATCATCGCGTCATAATCCGTAACCGGAACATCGACTCCTTGGGCCATTACTGCCGACACCGTTCCAAGCATCAGCATCAAAAACAACATAATTCGTTTCATTTCTTTCTTCTTTTTTTATTGGTTAATACCGATCTCTTTAAGCCATTTCTGTACGTCAAAGCTGGGGCAGGCTTTCGCCGCCAACTCATTGTGTCCTACAATGCGAACATCCGGAAAGCGGCGGTGGAAGTCCTTCACATACTTCTCCAATGCCTTCTTCTGGCAGGCCGTACGTGTGTCCTTCGGAGTCTTGCCGTCAGCGGCACATCCTCCGGCATACACAATATGCCGGGAAACGGAGTTGTAACCCGCCGCACCGTTGGTGACTTCCCACGGGTCTACATTTGCGTCCTCGTTGTTGTCCACCAAACGCTCCACGCCGCCATTGAGGTGAAACAGGTCGGTGTAGCCCACCTGTTTCCAGCCACGGCCGCCCTCGCTTACCCGGGCGGGGTGCCCACGGCGGGCGGGCGCAGCTGACGTACACCCGC